AGGAGTGACGCTATGACACGTATTACCGCAGCGGCTCCAGAAGCTCTTATCTACGAGAGCAATCAGCTTGCTATGTGCCTAGCCTTCAGCGTGGCGGACAATCTGACGTACACCGGCCTGAACTGGCAGGACGCGGACGGCAACCTCTACGCCGCAGCCTCTTGGGAAGCCTCGGACGCATGGGTGGAAAGCGTGTCACAGCCCCTCGTCAGGCCCGCGTGGGACGTGGACGAAGTCATCGACATGGACGCCGCTAACCGCGCTCAAGCTGCTTTGGTATTCAGCACGGACCCTGTTCTGGCGATCCCTACGGCGCTGACTGCGCTCAGTGGACCTGACGCCGTTGCTGCCCTTGGCCTCATGGGATTGACCCCTGTTCCGCAGGAAATCTAAGATAACCGTGCTGACTCAAAAGGAGCGTCCAGATGAAAAAAGCTATGGGAAAGTTCAAGCCCTGCGCCAACTGCCCTACTCCTGCCAAGTGCAAGGCAGCAGGAAAATGCCTTAAGTCAGGCTCTTACGGCAAAAAGTGACTGCTTCCCTGACTGCAAAGGCGTACACGCTTGAATGACGACGAACTCTACGCAGTCCTAGTCGCCAAGTGCGCTGTTGACCGCTACTTTTTCGTCACTGAAGTCCTTGGTGTAGAGAAAGTCGAGGATTGGCAGCGCGAAACTATGGCTGCCTTGGACAGTGGCGAAACGCGAATCTCCATCCGATCTGGCAACGGAGTCGGGAAAACAGCCTTGTGCGCTTGGCTGTCGATCCACTACCTGCTTTTCCGCGACGATGTGAAGATTCCTGTGACTGCCCCGTCCAGTTCGCAGCTAAAAGATGGCCTTATTCCAGAAACAAAGCGCTGGATTTCCCGTCTTCCAGAGTTTCTTCGCGTCCAAATCGAAATGACCGAAGACCGCATCCGCAGAACGCCCGGAGGCGACAACAACTTCATATCTTTCCGTACTGCCCGCGCTGACTCGCCAGAAGCGCTCGCTGGTATCCACGCCAGCCACGTCATGGCGATTGTAGACGAGGCGTCTGGTGTGCCGGACATCGTTTTCGAGTTTGCCGAGGGCACAATGTCGTCCGCAGGCTCGATTTTCATCCTTATCGGCAACCCAACGCGGCCAACTGGGTACTTCCACAAGACGCATTCGCTCCTGAAGCACAAATGGTACACCAAGAAGGTGTCCTCTTTTGACTCTTCCAGAGTCACGCAGGACTTCGTCGATAACATCGCGCTGACTTACGGCACAGGCTCGAATACCTACCGCTACAAGGTCTTGGGCGAGTTTCCAGAGAGCGTCGCTGACACTGTCATTCCGAAAGAACTCGTAGACGGAGCTTGGGGCAGAGACGTCGATCCGCTGAATAATTCAGTCAAGATATGGGGCGTAGACCCCGGACGCGGCGGCGACCCTACCGGATTTTGCGTCCGCTCCGAGAACATCGTCGAAGACCTCATAGAGTGGCACGACGCTGACCTCATGCGCGTGACCGGGCGCGTCAAGGAGCGCTGGGACAGGACGGCAGAAAAGGACCGCCCAGAAAGCATTTACGTCGATTCTATCGGTCTTGGTGCCGGTGTAGCCGACCGTCTTCGCGAACTTGGGCTGCCAGCCGTAGACGTCAACGTCGCAGAGTCGCCGTCGATGAAAGACCGCTTCACTCGACTGCGGGCGGAATTGTGGTACGGAGTCAGGGATTGGCTGGAGCAACGAAATGTCGCGTTCCCGAAGGACTTGGCCCTTGTTGAAAAGCTCATGGCGGAACTGTCGGAACCGCAGGCGATCTTCACGTCCACGGGGAAAGCTGACGTCGAGTCAAAGCAATCGATGAAGCAGCGCGGCATCAGGTCGCCAAACTTGGCCGACGCCCTCTGCCTGACTTTTGCAGGCGGCGGAGCTATCGGTGCAGGCAGGTCAAACGGGCGAAATAGCTGGAAAAAGCCCCTCAACTGGTCGTGTCCATCGATTTTCTGATCGCGTTGACCAAAAGTCCGCTGACTGATAGGATCGGGCAGCCAAACTTGTAATCTTGGAGGCTGACTATGCCTATTCGTGGCGTTCGCAACCCTTTTCCGAAAGTCCTGCCTCCGACCAACGGCGGTATGTTCTCGGCAAACGGCAAGCAGAAAATGGACCCTGTAAAGCAGTCCGCTATTGTCAAAAAGACCGTGACTGAAGCGATGCGGTCGAACAAAAAGCTCGGCACTAGCTGACTTTGGGGGCAGGTATGGAAGACGACATCTGGGACACTGAATCGTCGGTTCCGCCTGCCGAAGAAGAAGTCATCGACATCGATGACGCAGTCCACGAGCTAGGCGCGCTGATTGAGACTGCCGTCAACTTCATTGACGAGCAGTTCATGCCGGGGTGGGAGACTGCCCAGAAGTACTACGACGGCATGACTGACCTCCCGACCATCACCGGGCGGTCGAAAGTCGTGATGACGGCAGTCAGAGACGCTATCAGAAGTGCGCGACCGTCGCTTCTGCGCGTCTTTTTGCAGGCGGACACTATCGTCGAGTACGTCCCTGACGGTATCCGGCCCGCCGAAATGGCGGCACAGCAGTCCAAATTCGTAAACTCGCTGTTCTTCCGCTCAAACGGCTACCGCGCACTCTACGATTGTATGCAAAACGCCATGCTGAAGAAGCTCGGCGTGATGAAATTCTGGTTCGATGACTCGACCGAAGTCAAATACATCGAAGTGACTGCCGTCCCAGCCGCAGAGCTTGAGACTTTGATGACGCGCTCTGACGTCCAAGTTCTGGAAGTCGAGCCGTCCGAGTCCATGCCGATGATGTTCGCCCCGGACGGTTCGGAAATCCCTCTTTTCGACGCTGAAGTCGCTGTTTTTACCCAAAACGGTACAATTCGCGTCGAAAACGTGCCTTTGGAAGAGTTTTTTATCGACCAGAACGCCTCTGGCCTCGAAGACTTCCGCGTCGTCGGGCATCGCCGCCAGATGCGCGTCGGCGACGCCGTTGCGATTGGCCTCGACTACGATGCTCTCGACAATCTCGACACTTTGGACCCGGAACTCTACGCAGGGGCCGGGGAATCGCAGTATCGGCGCGGCTACGCGAAGGTAGAAGAGCAGCAGTCGATGGACCGCATGATGCGGCTCGTCCTGATCACTGAATGCTACGCCCGCTACGACCTCGACGGCACTGGCATCCCGCAACTCTACCGTTTCTGGCTTGGCGGCAGCAACTACGAGCTTCTGGACTACGACAAGGCGGACCAAGTGCCGTTTGGCCTTATTTCCGTCGATCCAGAGCCAAATACCGTCTTCGGCAAGTCTGTTTTCGACATTACGAAGAGCGAACAGGACACGATGACGTCGCTGATGCGCGCGACTGTCGATAACGCGCACCTGTCCAACAACCGCCGTCTTGCTATCCACGACACCCTCGTCAACCTCGACGATGTACTCAATCCAGCCATTGGTGCCCCCATCCGCACCAAAGCGCCCGGACAAATCCAAGAAATCGGCGTCCAGTCCACGATTTCCTCCATGCTGCCCCTCTTGCAGTTTCTGCAGCAGGACACGGAGAAGAAAGTCGGCATTACTGGCGCTGCAATGGGTCTGGACCACGACGCGCTGCAGTCCACGACCCGCGAAGCTGCCATGAACACGATCCAGCTTTCGCAAGGCCAAGTCGAAGTCATGGCCCGCAACATCGCTGAGGGCCTGAAAACCGTCTTCAACGGGATGCTGAAGCTGTCGATCTGGCACATGCCGCGCAAGCAAGTCATGGAAGTCAGCGGAGCCTACATCCCCGTAGATACGGCGATGTTCGATCCTACGTTGTTCATGCGCGCGAACGTCGGCTTGGGCACCGGGGACGCGACCGAGCGTCTTGCTGGCTTGCAGGGCGTCCTCGCCCAGCAGAAGGAAATCGTAGCCACCCTTGGGCCGATGAACCCAATCGTGACCTACCGCAACATCTACAACACGCTCGAAGACATCACCAAGCTCTACGGCATCCACAACGTCAGCCGGTACTTCGCCGCCGTGACGCCGGAAGTCGAGCAGATGCTCGCGCAGCAGGCCCAGCAGGCTGCCCAAAGTCAGCAGCCAGTCGTCGATCCGGGCACCGCCCTGATTGAGTCCGAGAAGATCAAGTCGCAGCTAAAAGAGCGGGAACTCTACGTCAACGCCCTGCTGGACGAGCGCAGACTGGCTCTTGAGAACCAGATGAAGGCCATGCAGTACGCCGCAGAAGACGATCTTGCGCGCGACAAGATGGTGCAGGACTTGGCGCTCGCTGTCGTGGAAATGATCGGCAAGCATAACCTTCAGGTGAATACAGCCGCAATCCAGGCGCAACAAGCCGCGCCGAGGTTCTGATGCAAACGACATATGAAAGGACAGAAGATGCCCGCCGCCTTTTAGCGGATGAAGGGCTGTTGTCAGTCCTGTCCGACATTCAACGCGGTGCAACTGAGGTGTTTTTGCGCCCGCAATCATCGCTAGACGAGATCGCCGCAGCCCATGAGATGGTCCGGGCTGTTGACGTATTCCGCACAGCCTTACAGGCCCGGATCACCGACGAGACCATC